TGCGAATTCCGGCAGCGCCAGAAGCTGGCTCCACTGCTTCCAGCCGACGATGGCGTAGCGCTGGCCGTCATCGGGCACATCCGCCGCGCCCATCATCTCGAAGGCCAGCAGCACCTTCGCCTTGGTCAGCCCGTCGAGGTCGGTGGTCCCGGCGGCGGTGCCGAGCGCCTCGCGCGTCGCGGTGTCGAGGGCTGCGATGATCAGCTCATCGGTCTTGCGGCCCAGCGCAAATGCGCCTGCATTCGCGATGACCTCGCGCTCGTCGAGGTTCGTCTTCAGCTCGTCGAGCCGATCCACCCAGTCGCCGGCATAGTAGTCCTGCAGCACGCATTCGACCTGGGCGTGTTCCAGGTTCATCACGGGCACGCTGCCGTGGCGCGTCTTGGCGGCGGCGACGCCCTTGCCGACCTTGGGGAAGAAGGTGGAGGTGCCGGCGACGCCGGTCTTGCTGCGAACGGTCGGGCGCAGCTTGGAGCCCTGGCGCTGATAGGCTTCGTGGACCTCGGCCTGGAACTGCTTGGTGAAGACCGCGTCGATGTCGGTGCTGGCGGGCATGGGTGCCCCTCCTTGATCCTGGGTTACGGAAGGCGCGCCGAGGCCCGTTCACCGCAGGGGCGGACGACGGCGCGAAGGGCCCGCACGCCCGCGATGCGGGTTGGGTGCGGGCAAGGTGGTGGAAGCTGTCGGGGCGGATGGGGACCGGCGGAGAGGCGCCGGCCCGCGCCATCCGCCCCGTGGCCGCCGCGCATCGGCGCGGCGGCGCCGGCCGCGCGCCTCAACCGCGGGAAGGGGCGGGAGGCGGCGACCGGAAGGCGTCGCGAGGTCGCGCTACCGCGCCTCGCCCACCAGGCGGCGGAAGCCTTCGGTGACGCGGCGGACGAAGTCGGGTTCCCGCGAACGCCAGTAGCGCGGGTCGCGCATCATCTTCCTCAGCTCGGCCTCATCCGGCCCGGTATCCGCATCGCCGCCACGGGCGAGGGAGGGTTCCTTCCCCGCCATCATGCGCTGCATCGCGATCACGCCTTCCGCGGTGGTGGACAGCGCAGCGAAGACCGTCTCCGGCAGGTTGGCGCGGCCCCAGGCGGCGATCTGCGGGACCAGGCGGCGGAAGCGCTCCTCGCCGCCGAATTCGGTGTGCAGCTTCTCGCGCTGGCGCTCTGCCTCGAAGTCCGCCGCCGCCTCCGCGATCAGCGGCACCAGCCGCTCGGCCGCGAGGTCGTAGACCAGCTGCGCCTGACTGCAGCTAAAGCCGGCTTCGTGCAGTCGGCGGTTGATCTCCTCATCCGGGCCGCACAGCTCATGCGGCGACGTGATCTCATAGCCTTCGGGGCCGTCGGGCACGCCGAGCATGCGGCGCCAGCGCGCGCGTTCCTCCTCCGGCGCATCGTCGCCGGGGCGCGTGGCGCGGCGCGACAGCGCGCGTTCCAGTTCCAGATAGGATTTCAGCAGCGCCTCGATCCGGACGCCGCCGGTGGCGGGATCCCGGAATTTTTCCGGCACCTCAAGCTTCGACGTATCCGGCTTGCCGTTGTGGCTGGCGATGTCGAGAAGATCCTCGGACATATCCGGGTTCACTCCTGGTTGTTGATTTCACGCGTGATGGGCGCCTCTGGCCGGAGAATTTCCGGTGGGGCACCCAAGGTCCGCCCCAGCCAGCGCGTGGCGGCGCCGGCATCGATAGTCGCCGCAGCCTCCCCGCCCAGCTTCGCGGCCGCTTCGAGGAACAGGATCGTGTCCGCGGCATCCGCCCGCGCCTGCACCCGCGCGAGCGGCGAGGCGTAGACCAGCCGCACCTCCCGCCCATCCAGCGCCAGATGCGGGATCTCACCGCGTCGCCGCAGCACCGCGAGGCAGCGCGCGATCAGCGGGGTCAGCAGTTCCACCTGCAGCCGCCCATAGGCGGCGCCCAGAAGCCGCGCGGCGGTGGCGCTGCGTTCCATCACCTCGGTGGCCGTCATCGCCGCCCGTTCGGCCTGCGCGATGCGGTCGGCCAGCAGCGCGCCGCGGATCCGCTCGCGCAGATCGCGCAGCACCAGTTGGGAGACATCGAAATTCCCCGGCGCCGCCAGCGGCGTCAGGCCGGCCGATCCGGCGGCCTTCGGGATGATGGCGCCCGGCACCAGGCGGATGGTGGCGGGGTTCAGCACGCCGTCATCCTCCGCCTGCCAGATCCCCGTCGCGGCGATCGAGGCGTTCTTCAGGATCAGCTCCACCACCTTGTTGGCGGTGCGGATATCGGGCAGCGCCTTGGCGACCGGGCCACGGCCATAGGTCTCGCCGGGCAGCTTCAGCCAGCGGAAGGCGACGAAGGGATTTTCGGCAAAGCGGCCGGAGGCCAGAAGCACCGGCGCACCATCCTCCGTATCCAGCACGGCGGCGAAGCGGTGGCCGCTGCGCGGGTCGGGCCAGGCTGCTTCCACCACGCGGAGCTTCGCGCCGTCTTCCTCGCGCGCTGGCGGCAGCGGCGCCGCGGGGAAGCGCAGGCGCAGCTCCTCTGGCGTCAGGCGCAGTGCGCGAAAGACGGTGTCCAGCCGGCCGGAGGCGCCTTCCTCCAGCACCGCTTCGCGCAGCGGCACGGCGCGGAAGCGCAGCGCGGAGGGCTCGCCGGGTGGCGCTTCCTCGATGCTCAGCACGGCGGTGCCGGCGACGACCAGGTCGAGGAAGGCCTGGTGCAGTTCGAGTGCGAAATTGGACCGGTCGAGATGACCCTGCAGCGTCTCCGCCACCTCGGCCAGCGTCGCGGCGAGCGCCTGTTCCGCCGCGTCCTGCATCCCGCGCGCCGGGGCCAGCGCGAACCAGCGCGACCAGGGCGGCGCGAGTTCGGCCAGCAGCGAGGCGGCGAGCTGTTCCGCCGAATCGGCCGCGGTCGCATCGAACAGCGGCGCCGCGCCATGCGCGGGCAGCGCATGGTCGTAGCAGGCCTGCCAGGTCGCTTCGAGCGGACGGCGGCGTTCGGCGGCGCGGGCGTGGCGCGCCAGGATCTGCTCCGGCTCCATCGTCGTCACTCCCCGAGCAGCGTCTTGCGGATGGCCATGGTCGGCAGCGGCGCGAGCACGCCGCGCGCACTCGTGACGATCGTGCCGCCAAGGCCGCGGCGGGCGCGCGTGGCCGAGGTGCGGCGCGCTTCGGTCGCCTCGGCTTCGGCGGCAGCGGCCACCTGGGCCTGCGCCACCGCCACCGCCTGCTGCCGCTGCGCCTGCTGCTGTTGCGGTTCTGGCGGCGCGGGCGCGATCTCAACCGGCTGCGGCGCGCGGAACAGGCCACCCATGCGCGGATCCTTCGAATGGAGGAAACGGAACGCCCCGCCCCGAAAAGACGAAGGCCCGCCTGGCGATGCCGGGCGGGCCTTCGGAGTGGGGAGACGGGGAGGAGGATGCCCCGGGGCGCAATTCGCCCCGTGGCAAAGTGGTGATAGCCCCGGGCTCATAGGGCTGTCAAGAATTATTTCCTATTAATCGACATGCGCTCTGCAGTCCTGCCCAGCGCGCGGAACAGCCCATAGGGCGTCAGCGCGAAGGGGGCATCCGGCCCCAGCAGCGCGCGGCACAGCCCCACGCAGCTCAGCAGGCCGATGGGCGGCAGGCGGCGTGCGCGGGGTTCGCCCGGCACGAAGGGGCCGAGCACCTCCAGCCCGGCCCGGCGGTAGAAATCCGGCAGGTGGAACCCTGCCGGCACCGGCAGCCTTGCCACCAGAAGCCGGCCCGACAGGGGTTCCAGCACCGTCCAGCCTGCCTCATCGCCGATCGCCGCGAAGCAGTGCCGGAAGCCCGGGCGCAGCAGGCGCAGCCAGGGCTGGTCTGCTTCACCGCCGAAGACGACCCAGACCTGCTGGCCCGGCCCTTCCGCCGCCAGCCGGCGATGCGACAGCCGCGTCACGCCCGCGCATCCTGGCGCGGCTTGGGGAAGGCGATCACCTCGGCGCCTTCGGGGGGCGGGCTCATGCCGCGCGGCGGGCCGGCGACGATGCCTTTCTGCCGCAGGGGGAAGTCCATCCGCTCCATCGCTTCCCGCCACAGGCGCAGATCCCCGCGTTCCGCCGGGATGCGCGGGTTGGGGGCGGTGCCGCGTTCGCCCCAGATCCGCAGGATGCGGGCGTGCTGCAACTCGATCCGCCGCTGGCGGTAGAGCCGGTCGAGGCATTTCACGACGTCGTCGGGCTCGCAGGGGCGGATGATGCCGCCCCGGCCGGCCGACAGACGCGCGCCGTCCTGCCGCGCGATCAGGGCGGCCATTGTCCAGAACCAGGCTTCCTCGGCGGTCGCGAAGGGCTCGGCCTTGGCGAGGCTGGCCAGGATGGGGGTGCGGCTGGGGGCGATGGGCATGGGGTCTTTTCCTCCAAGATAAGAACATAACAAGAACATCGCCAAGCTAGTGGTTTCTACCTATGGTAGCAAGGCACAAGTTCCTATTGCATGACGATTCGAAACCTAGGATGTGATGCCCACGCACAGCGGCGGGGCGAGGCTCGATTCGGGTGGCCCCGGCCCCTGCGCGCAGCGAAGGACCAGCGGCGAGATGCGGCACGAGGATGTCTGGCGGGCGATCGACGCGCTGGCGGCCGAACATGGGCTTTCGGCATCGGGCCTGGCTCGCAAGGCCGGGCTCGACCCCACGGCCTTCAACCCATCCAAGCGGACCGGGCCGGATGGCCGTTCGCGCTGGCCGTCCACGGAAAGCGTCGCGAAGGTGCTGATGGCGACGGGGACGGGGATCGATGCCTTCGCGTCCCTGGTCAGCGGCGCGCCGGCCTTGCCGCGTGGCCGTGCCGCGCCGGGGCGCCGGA